CAATCGCGAACGAGTTGCCGTTCATGTCCAGCGTAGTAGTGACGAACAGGGTTTGCTGATCCGTCGCCAGATAATACAGCGAGAACGAGGTCGACGCCACGGCGACTTGGAACGACTGCCACCAGAAGTTCACGCCATCGGTCAGATACTCCTGCACCGCATGAGTGGCAGTGTTGTACCACTGATCCATCACATTCGGGTTTGCCGGCGGCGTATCGCAAATGTAGTACGTAATGCACGCCGACTTGTACATGCTGCATTGCGAGGAAAGGATCGCCTGCTGGTAACTCTTGGGTATCGCGTACGGGACGATGGCCCTACCCATCGGTGGGCAGCATGGATCATGTCTCATGTCGTCTCCCATGACTACGATTTGAAGCACGTGGCTGTAGACCGTGCCGTTGCTGAGCGTGAACTGCACCGTCAGGCCGTAAGTAATCCCGCTCAAGCCGCCGCTGATGATGAAGGTCAACTGCTGGCTACCCCCACCCGGCTCGCTTGCGTGACTGATAACCAGCAGAGGAGTTGTCTGCACGTCGAGGATGAAAGCATAGCGAACCCCCACCGTATCGGGAGGAAGCGTCGCATTCAGAGCGCTATAGTCCAATGTCACCAATGTCTGCGCCATCGGCGACTTGGTGAACCCGCCCAGCTGCCCGGTAGCATCAGGATAAAATTGCGCGGCATTGCTGAAATTAGTCGGGGCGCTGTAGCTTTTCATGGATAGTACCCCATATCCAGCGTGAGATCGACCGGCCCCGTCACCGTCAGGCTGTTATCGATTGTCACCGGGCCGGTGAACGTGCCGCCTGAACTGGAAGCCCCCGGCTGCCAGTAATTCTTCATCCCGTTGCTTACATACTCATAAACCGTATTGTTCGTCATGTTGTACCACTTATCGAACAAATTGGGATTTTGCGGCGCGGTAGCGCTTACGTAATACTGAACGTAATTAGTGCCAAAGATACTGTTCACAGGAACCAGTGTAGCGACTTGCTGCTCAGTCGGGACATTACAAGGATCGCACTCATAGCACGAGCATGGCGCATGCCCGCATGAAGCGCACCCGCACCCATCCTCGTATGGCGGAATGACGTTAACCGCCAGCACATCGGTGCGCACCCCACCATTGCTCAGCGTGACGTTGACCGATAGCTGGTACTGCACCCCGCCGAACCCGCCGCTCACCATGAACGTGAGAATGTTCAGCTGTCCCGCTAACGACGCATTATAGATCGTCAATTCAGGAAGCGTCTGAGTGCCGAGAACGAATGACACGCTGGTGATCGTCACACTGCCGCCGACATTGGGCGGATTAGGCATGCCGGTCACCCCGGTATAGTCGATGGTCACCATCGACTTGGCGGCCATCGACTTCTGGTACACGCCAAGGTTCCCGCCCACTCCTTGAGCGTAGAAATAAGCCGCACCGCTGATGCTACCCAGATAGTTCACTTGCCATGCCTCCTCAAATAAGCAATCGCTTTTTCGAGGCGAGTAATGTTATCTTCCGCACGCCCGATAGTGAGATTACATTGCCGACAAATTAACTCCCGAACAGCACCAGTATCATGATTGTGATCCACACATGGGTCTTTCATCTTTCCATCTGGTTCAAACTTATCTCCGCACACAGCACATTTATAGAACTGCGCTTGTAGCATCGCTGTATATACTTCTGGGGTCAATCCATATTTACTCTTCAATTTAGCCCGCTTACTATAGACCGAATGCATTCCCTTATTTCTAGCATGCCACGCCTTAACCGCTGTACGGTCGCACTCCTTACACATCCAGTAACGCTTTATGAACTGATGCTCATAAAACTCTGTCGCCGGCTTACGCTGACGACACTTGTCACAAAGAAATGTTTCTACATTTTTCATTAAGCCACATAACCTGAGTAACTTCCGAAATATCTAAACCGGGCGTTCCACCCGCCGGGAAAATTCCAGCGCTGCGCCCCGTAGGCGAACATGCGGCGCACCTCAGTGCGCGCCAGCCCCACACCTTCATTGAGCTTGCGCCCGTGGTATTGCGCGCCTTGGAGCGAACTGTATGGCTTGCCGGGTTGCAGCATCAGCTTGGACATCACCCCGCTGGCGAGATAGCTCAGATATTTCTCCATCACCCAATCTGGCGGGCACACAAACCCGTCCGGGTCCGTGGGATCGCATGGCGTCAACGCCACCGTCATGATCCAAGTTTCCGGCACAGCCGGATTCTGAAATATTCTCAGGATCGGGCACTTCGCGCCGGCATTAAGAAGCACCCCCGACCGCTGGGTCCGAAACAGCGGGTCTTGCGCCTCGGTATTCTGAGTGTCCTGCCCCTGCGCCGCTGGGAGGAATTGCGGAGGGTGCATTGGCAGATATCCGGGCGGCCAAGGACCACCCGGCGGCGGGGGTGAACGGGGGCGCTCCAGCGCCATGAGCCGATTGACCACGACGTTCTGACCTGTATCGATCTGATAATCGTTGGAGCATGCCTCGATGAACACCGGCAATTCCAATAACCATGCGTCAGTGCGCTGAAAGAACTCCTTTAGGGTCGCATAAATTTCCATGCGGATCACGCCGTCGAGCGCGCCGCCGCAGTTGACGCGGACGATATCTTGCAGCCTCGCCATATTTGTGGAGGTCATGTCACGCCGCCGTCAACGTGAGGAGATGAGCGCTGAATTTTTGCAGGAAGCCAGACGCGCGCTGGTCCTGCGTATCGGTCACATCGAGGAACTGCGCCATGCCGGCAGCGCACCAGATCACCGCCTGAGTGTATAGCGGCGGTATCGGGATCAGTATGTTCTCCTGCGGCGTCCCCGGCGGGGAAAACTGCACCCCCTCGTAGCCGAACCCAGTGTCGCCTTTCTGGAGGGGGGCCTGATACTTGAGGTCAAGAAAAATATCCGGCCGCACCCGCGTGATCTCGCGAATGGCGGTATTCAGGCAATACGTCAGCGTATCGTCGGTGTAACGATACGGCTCGATCTCATCCTGCAACGTGAGCCGGGTGCGGTTATAGTACCACGCGCTCGACGTATAGAGAGCCGGATTGCCGGGCAACTTACTCTCCAGAGTAATTGCGGCCCCAACGCGCAGCGGGCGTTGGGGCCTGACAGACTAAACCACTCGCCACCCGCTGGCGTTTATGGCCCGGCCTGCGTCACGACAGCTTGGCAGATCGCCTTGTTATCGAGCACCTGCCGGCCATAGACCTGTAGCCCGCGCAAAATCTGCCCGAAGGTGCGCTCTGAACGGATCGTCTCGACATTGGTCATCTGTGACGCGAACGTCAGCCCGTGCGCATGACCGCCATAGATCACCCACTCACCCGCCGCCAAGCCGGCAGGAGCGCCGAACGGCAGCAGATTGGACGCATAGATGGTAAACCTGTCGATCTGGCCGAACCGGCCATTGCGCAGGATGCTCACTTGATCGCCCGACACGAACACTTCGCGCAGTTCCGACCGCTTGAGTTGGAACGTCGCCCATGTGGGCATGACCACCCAGCGCCCGGTTTCAGGGATGTTCTGCTCGTCGAGGCACTGCCCGATGCGTAGGATCACATCGATAATCTCGATCTGGCCCGTTGACGGGTTACGCCCCACAGTCGCTATCGGCGTGCCGGTGACGCCAAGATTGACATTGCCGGAAATAGCCCCGGCAGTCAAACCCTTGTTGGCTGCATTCGCCTGATTGATCAGGAACAGCAGCACGTCGCTGTCGACTACAATCTTCATCTGCTCGGACGCATCGTCCGACCAGAGGCTCATATTGTTGATGTCCGACTGCTTCTCGATCACATCGTCGAGAATCGCCGCGAAATACTTGCCTTGGTCGATGGTCAACTCGACGCTCGACCCGGCGGGGCGCTGTAGCGCCAAATCGCCGTTGACGAGGTAGTTGTTGATCGTCAGCGTCGGCTTGGTGCGAATCTTGACACGGTCGCCGTAGCTTTTGATCTCGCCCTCATAGTCCGTATTCGAGATCGCGGCGAGGACGGTGGCCGCATAGAACTTCTCGATTAGTTTGCCCGACCATATCTCGGGGATAAAGCCGGCAGCCACATAGTCGGTTGAAGTTGATAAAGCTGGATACAGAGGGGGCGTAGTTGCCGCGCCCGCAAGACCGAGAGCCATGATGTTTCTCCGTTAGGCTCGATTAAACCTAGCGGCGAATAATGCGTCCCTCTCTACCGGCTTCGATCAAAGCGCGCTCAATCGCGTCTGCTTCAGCCTCACGCCCGGCAAACTTGCCTTGCGTTTTATCTTGGTAGAATCTAGGTATATCCGCCGCATTGAAGAACGGCTTCTCGGGGGGGACTTGCGTTTGCCCCGTCTTGGCTCTGCCCGGCGCTGCCAACGACATGAGGTCAACCTGCGGGGTGGAGGCGACAAAATTGCCTGCCCCATTGCTCGGTTGCTGACCCCCGCCATTCGCAGGGCTGCGTGCAGCCACATCAGATAAGAAGCTTTTGAAGATATCCA